CTGGAATATTTGCAAGATATTTAACTGATCCACTTAAAAAACCAATACCTTTCGAAAGACCACCAATAGCTTTTACAAAACCACCAATAACAGATACACCACCACCTAACAACTTCAATGCAGGACCTAAAGCAGCTGCCATCAATCCCCACTTAATGATGTTCTGTTGTTGTTCTGTTGATAATGAACTGAATTTTTTTGCTAAATCAGCAAGATTATTTATCCATGGTTTTACTGCATCAAGACCACTTCTAAGAGCCTTGATGAGCGGACCTCCGACTTCAATAGCGATATCTGTCAGTTGATTTCTAAACATCTTTAATTGAGACTCAGTAGTCTCATAACGTTTATTCGCTTCATTAGTTAAGGCGGTATTTTCTTTCCACGCTTGGTTAGAACGTGCGACTGCTGCACCCATTTTATCTGATGATAAAGCTAAAGATTTAAGCATATTACCTTGCCTAATACCTGTCATGCCTAATTTCATCAAGATAGCATCCATATTTGCGCCTTTTTCATGCGCTGTGTTAAGACCTTTAATAAAGGATTGTAAAGCTTCAGCAGGTTTTTCTTTCCACGCTTGTTGGAACTCTTCTGATGTTGTTCCTGCAACTTTGGCAATTAATGCTAGATCGTCTGCTGAGTCCTTAGTAGTCAATGAAACTGCATTACCAATAGCAGTAAGAGTTTGAGTCATTGCAGTACCACCAGCTTCAGCTTCAATACCTACACTACTCATGGCAGTTGCAAGACCTAAGATTTCTGGAGCAGTTAGTCCAGCAAGTTTCCCACCTGCTGCTAAACGATTGGCCATCATTACGATGTCTTTTTCAGTTGTAGCAAAGTTATTACCAAGGTCTACAACAGATGCACCAAACCTTGAATAATCATCTGAACTCAACCCCATAATGTTTGCTACTTTAGCGATTGCAGTTGCAGCTTCTTCAGCGCTCAAGTTAGTCGATTCTCCCATATCAATCATAGTACGTGAGAATGACAAAATGTCTTCTGCCTTAATACCAAGTTGACCTGCAACTTCTGCTACGTTTGCGATTTCAACCGCGCTTGCTGGCAATTCTTTAGCCATTTGACGGATACCGTCTGATAGTTTTTGATATGATACTGTGGCAGTTTCGTCAACTGTTTTCTTAACACCTGCAAATGCTGACTCATAATCGATTGCAGCTTTCACTACAAGACCAGCACCTGCTACAATCGGAGCAGTAACACCACGAGTTAAAGCAGAACCGAAACCAGATATGTTTTGCCCCATTTGACTGATTTTATTACCGACTTCTTGAGCACCTCTACCAAACTTAGTGAAGGCACTATCATCGATATAAGCTTGTTTCATAGAACTAGCTAACTGTTGATAACGGTTTTGCAATTCAGCTACTTTAGCAGCAGTAGCTGTCATACTAGCACTTGCTTCAACTAACTTCTGCTTTTGTTCAGCAGTGGCAGTTGAAACATCACCTATACTAGCTTTTAATTGGTTGTATCGTTCACTCTGTGAACTCAATACTTTTTGATATGAGCTAAGAGCTGAACCAGTTTGCGATAAAAGTCCTTTTAAGTTGCCGATATTATTACCAGCGCCTTTAAAGTTATTTTCCATCGCTTTGAGGGAATTATCGACACCTTTTAAATAGGTTTTCAACCTCCCGACATTCGACTGAAAAGGAGCGACATCTAAGGTTGCAGTGGCGACTAATTCACCAATATTACTTGCCATTCATTCTCCTTTCTATCCAAAAAGGAATGGGAAGGCTTTGTCAAGGGTTGTTTCTTCTTCCTCTTGGATTTCTTTCGTTTCTAAAGCCTGCACCATCAAATCAAAATCTGATAAGCGCATTCTTTTAATATCATGGATTGTATATCCTTGACTCATTAATGATTGAACCCAAACTAATAAATTATTTTGAGCTTCTTTAGGGCTTAACCCTTTTTCTTCTTTTTTCCTTTGGTGGTCTCTTTCTCTTCTTGTTTTCCACCGAGTGCTGCAAGATATAGATCATTCAATGTTTCAAGCGTTTCAACACTTGCACTCTTCAAATCTTCTGCATCGAATTGCTCACCGTACATTTTTACAAACATTTCAAGATATGCTTCATTCAATTCACGATGTTTAGCAGGATTTAGCAAATCTTCCTTGTTTTCGTACAATGAAGTTTGTCGAACCTGGTGTTCCAAAGCCAACAGGTTGTCTTCTACGTTTACGTAGTCTTTTGAAAATTCTTTCAACACACCTGCTTTTTTAAATTTAATTTCAAACATTATTAACTCCTTTTAAAAAATAAAGGCTTGGAATAACCAAGCCTGTTCTTATGCTTCTTGTCTTGCTGCAACTGGTCCAGCGGTTACTGTTCGTTCAGAACTAGCACCGCTTAAGACTTTGGGAAAACGAGTTTACGGAATTCAGTTTCTTGGAATTGTGGGTTATCTTCACGACCAACTACAATTACAAGACCTTCATCGTCATCTCCACGGGCTACAAAGCTACCAGATACAGTATCGTTCTTAGGTTCTGGTGAACCATCTTTAGTTTCCAAATCCATTCCTGGAAGTGAGAACTTACCTTTAAGAAGACCAACCCAGATACCTTTACCGTCATCACCAGTTGTACGGAACAAGCAAGCGATATCGTTTGGAGTCATCTTCTTATTGTATTTTTCAACACCGTTTTCGACAGTGATACCGTAGAAATCCTTACGTGCATCACTTCCTAAATCAAGCCATGAAACTTCAAGAGTTGTTCCAGTGATACCAGAAGACAATACTACGTATGGTCCATCATCTGCTGTGATAGTGTTCAATTCATTTGTGATATCCAATTTTGCTGATTTCAAACCAGGGATTTTTTTAGTATCCCCTGGTACAAGGTTTTTATCATTCAAAACCCCATATTCAAAACCACGTAAACCAAATTTAACTTTAGACATTTATTTATTTTCCTTTCATTTCTTCGAGATCGCTCCAATCAAAAAGACGATATTTTCGGACATTCATTAATAGTCCAATATCGTCATCCATGTATCGAGGTTTCTCATTTGCTGTGTAGCGTTCAAATCCACTACTTTCTAAGATTGTATCCATTCTTTTGGCGATTTGGTCAGCTTGCTTTGCGTTCTTACACCAAAAGTTGATTGTGATGCGTTGTTCCATTGAGATGATTTTATCATCTGCATACTTGTGAGGTGCTTCGTAAGTTAAATAAATTCTTGCAAACGGAGCAAGTTCTTTTTGTTTTAAGTTTGTAGGTTTTTCAGGAATATCATAAGTAAAAATACCTTGCTTATATCCTGGAAATTCTTTACCTCTAAACTCATTGAACAGTTGATTTAACTTTTCATCTGCTACCAAAAGTTTGTATGCTTCAGTTTCAGCAATCATTTATTTTAGCACCTCCTTTATTTTTTGTTCATATATTCTTTTAGCGCGAGGAGTAACTGCATTAATAGTCTTTTCCTCGAAGTCCTGTGCTTTTTGATAGATTGTACCGCTATTTGGGTATCTAGCACGCCAACCAGTAGTACGACCAAATCCTATATCCTTTGAAGGAGCACCTCCACGACCTTTGAAATTGCTGATTTTTATATCTGCTTTCAATCGAGTAGATGTTGGTTCATCAGAAACTGGAGTATTTACTTCAAGTTCTTTTTCAAACTCTTCAGCAACCATTGTGACTGCTTCACGAGCTACTTTAGGTGCTTTAACCTCCAATTTTGTAAGGTTGTTTAGGCAAAGGTCTAATCCTTTCGTCACGACAACATCACTCCCTTAATTAAGTCAATTTCCTTGTTTGCATGATCTCGTTCGATGGCTACGATTTGATATTCATTGCCATCAAAATCTACATAACAAGAATTGTCAAAAGGAAGTTTTGGAAGATGACGAATTAAGAATGTTTTAGTGTCTTTGTGCTCTACCAGTCCACCAGCTTTTGTGACAGTCGCACTTTCTCTAAAATCCTTAATAGATGTTTTAGAAACTTCTGCCCAGCAAGTATACAAGTCCTTCCTTTCGAAGTCTAGCACTTCTCCATCTTCATTCTGTCCGCCTATTCTTTGAAAAAAAGTAATGCGAACATTCATCTTACGTGTCCGCATTAACTTTCCCCCCGTGTTCTAAGCTGATGGATGATATTCAGCACTCCATTCGCCAATGGATAGCGCATGGTATCTGCTGACATTCCTCGATGTTCGTACTCTTCTTTTACTTGCTTTTTAACAGCTAGTCGGAACTTTGCATAGTCCACTAAATCATCTGGGCTTAAGTCATTATCGATTGCAAAGCAAATCTGTTCTTTTGCTGACTCGATAAGTTCAAGTAATAAATCATCTTCGAAGTCGTAGTCGATTTTACAATACAACTTAACTTCTTCAAGAAAACCATTCTTTTTAGCTTCCATAAATCTAACCTCCAATCAAGGCTAGTAGTTGCTCTTTGGTTTGAGTTGCTGAGTAAGAAATTCCTTTGCTATCTAGGTAAGACATGATGTCTGCTTTGGTGCTACTTGCGGTTGGTACTGCTAAAGTTACAGATGACCGTGAGACACCCCCACTAATTGGGGGAGTATTAGGGCATAGTTACAAAGAAACCAGCTTTAGCATCTGCTTTCTTAACATCAAAGCGTACAACTGCTTGCAAGTATTGACCGTAGATTTCATTGTCAGTCCAGCGTAGACCTAATTCTTGACGGTCAGCAAAAAGTACAGCACGTTGTACATCACCGATGAAGGCTTTAGCTTCACCAGCTTCACCAAGAACTGTGTCAGCTACTACAAATACTGGATGACCAAGGAAGGCTTTACCTGATGCAGAAACGATAGAATCTTGAAGCAAGTAGCGACCATTCTTATCTTTCAAAGTGTCAAGTTTTTGGTAGAAGCTTTGTGTAACTACAAATGACACATTGTAAGCTGGGTCAAGGTCAACATTCAAAATAGCCTTGATTGCATCCAAGTCAGTTGCATTTTTAGCTTCAAATGTTTTCAAAACACCACCGATTGCATCGTTTGTAGTGTTTACTTTGATTTGATTAGCTGCTTCAGCTACGATTGCAAGAAGGTCAACATCTGCATCGTCAATAGCTTCTTGTGAAAGTGGAATTGCACCACGGTAAGTTTTAACTTTCCAAGGCACATCTGTAAATTCTGGTTTAGCAAGTTTTGGGTTCTTTTCCAATTCTTCTACGCTTGCCATCTTAGATGTAGCGTGTTTAAGGATAGGATATGAACCTTCACCTTTAGCTGCTTTATGAATAGTAGCGAATTGTTTAAGGTCAAGAACTGTTTTAACTTCACGCATTGGAGTAGTAACGATTTCTTTGCTAGTTACTTTTTCAGTTTCAGCCTTCTTCAATCCATCTTGTGTTGGATTTACTGCTTCATTCATAGGAATAAGAAGGTCTTTTCCTTCAAGTTTCAAGTTTGAATCAGCAACAGCACCTTTAGTACGTACCCATTCATTTACAGAATCACGGTAAGTTTTACCGTCTGCTTTTACTTCATGTTTTTCAATAGTCGCTTCCATTCCAGCTCCTTCTTTTGCGATTTCATAAGTCTTCAAGTTGTTTTCTACTTCTTCTTTTTGTGATTTCAAGTTGTCGATTTCAGCACGGATTTCACGAGCTTTTTCGAGATCTTCAGTATTCAAAACAGATTTCAACTCTTCTGTTTTAGCAACGATTTCAGCACCGATATTTACAATCTGTGCTTGAAGTTCTTTCATTTTTTCTTTAAACATATTTTGTTTATTCTCCTTTTTGGTATTAAAAAAAGAGCTTATAGCCCTTTAAGTAATTCTTCTTTTTCAATTTCTCGTAGCATGTTTTGGATTTCTAACTTACGCTTGCTACGGTTAGCGTAAAAGTCATCAATAACTGCTTGTGGTAACAATCCATTCTCTAGGCTCGCTACTGCACCAATATCTTCAAAGGTCATCACTTCATCTGCAAAGCCTTTATCAACCGCTTCACTAGCTGACATGAATGTTTCATTCTTCATCATATCCAGAATTTCTTCTTCACTCAATCCAGTTTTAGCAACATACGCATTCACGATAGCTTGGTCGCTAGATTTAAGCGCATTAGAAGCTTTATCTAAATCATCACTGTTACCAGACACATAACCATACAACGCTTTGTGAATCATAATCTGTGCTGTTGGACTGATAAGCACTTTATCAGCTCCCATGATTGCAACACTAGCAGCGCTTGCTGCCATTCCTGTTACTTCAACAGTCACGTTCCCTGGATAGCTTTTTAGTGCTGTATAGATTTCACTTCCAACAGTCACTAAACCACCGTTGGAATTAACTTCCAAAACGATATCGCTATTGTCTTCTGGGAAAGAATCTGTAATAGCTTTGGCGCTGACCGCTTCCAAGCCATAGTAGTCGTAAGCTTCCTGGCTATTATTCGGAATCAGTGGACCTTTCATCTTGATTCTCTTTGGCATCCTTTGTCTCACCTCCTTTCATCGCTTGATATTCTTCTTTCTTATCCAAGAAGACATAGTTCAAACTTGACTGGTAACGGTCCATATTTGGATCAGTAGAACGTTCTTTACCGAGTTCAATCAAAGCTTGATTAGGTGTTAAGATTTGATTGTTTACAAGTTTTACAATCTCATCTACATTTCTACCAGTCACGCTACGAGTATCAAAATCAACACGATACTTCCTACGCTCTTCATCACTAAAGACTTTCAAAGCCAATTCACTTGTGATTGCATCAAAATAGAATGGAAGGTCGTTGGTTACATAGTCTTCAGTCAACTGTGCGACAGATTGGTTAGGACTATTGACTCCCAATTTAAAACTAGGAACTCGTAAAGCTTTAGCAATCTGTGCGGTTGAGAAGTTATTAGATGTAATCAACTGTAAGACATTCGTATCAATTTCAAGTGGAGTGTATTCTTGGGTATCATCAAATACCAAAGGACTGCCACCTGTTGAACCTTCACGCATTTTCTCAAAGTCCATACGGGCTTTCTTACGTGCTTCACCGTTTAATTGAGCACCTTTAAGTTTGATAATTCCACTTGAGAAACCATCTCTAAAGAACTTAATTAAGGTATTCAATCCACCATTTTGCAAGCTGATTTCATTTCCAAGAGAGAGTAATGGAGACCTACCAAGAATGGTATCGTGGCTAAAGAATTTCCAATGGATAACATCTTCTGCTTTACATACGATTTTCTTACCATTCAGACGGTCACGGAAAGTGTAAATCAATTCATGGTCATTGGTTTCTTCGACAGTCGTTTCAGACGGTCTAAAGAATTGAAATTCTAATGGTTTGCCACTAATTGGATCACGTAGAATACGAGAGAATGAATTACCAGTCAAAATTGTATTGACGGTCATCGCAAACTTCCATTGTCTTGCTGATGTGTTACTTGTGGATTTTACATTCAAAAGATAGTTCATATCTTCATCTTGTTCAATGTTACCCATTAAATCCTTTTTCAATAATGGAAAACGAGCAACATCACCAGCTATGATAGATACTGCAGTTAAGACATCGCTATTTTTTAAAGCAGATATACCAGTATATTCAGGACTTGAATTACCAGAGATTACCGAAGAGACATAATCGTCATAAGATAGTTTTGACGAACCTAAAGATTGAAAAAAAGTCATTTATTTTCTCACCTCCTTTCTAATTCACCCCCTTGTTTTACTGATATACAAGGCTAGTAGTATTAAAACAGTGCCACTACATAAAAAACCTGCTACTTGATTCAATAAGAAAAAGCCATAGATTAAAAATCCAAGGCCTATCAATAGCAAAATTGTGTGGATATGTTCCAGTATTTTCAAAATAGCGAACCTCCTTCCAGAATTTTCTCGTTTGTCCAATAACCACTTCCATCAAAGGGTTCTAAATAACATGCAGCATACGCATCTAATAACGCATCCAGAGGGTCAATTTTATTACTGTTTTTATTTTTATCAATCCTCATACCGTTATTATCAACTCTAGTATATGCATTGTTTATTGCCATTGTCAGCAACTGATTGCCACTGTGCTTAATTTTACCTTGTCGGACATCATCACGGAACTGTTTCGTGGGCATGTTCAAGACCATGGTGGTTTGTGGTATCTGGACTAGTGGCCATTCTGGATGTCGCTTTTCTATCATAGTTAATAGTGAACCAAATTGATAAGGGTCAAAGTAAATTCCTTGCAATTCCCACTCATTCTGGTAAACCATTTCCTCGATTTTCTCAAGCACGCGCTCATCATCTATAACCCCACTCTCAAGCGTTGTTATCTCACACTCACCAGCTCTTTCCAAGTTTGTATAAGAGACACCATCTCTCTTTTCTTTTGCGATTAAGCCATATTTAGTGGCCACAAAAGAAAAGCTATCTGCATACCAATAATCATCCATCATGACCATTGGAGAGATAGAGAATAAGTCACTGGACCTACCAACATCGACTCCTAACCAAACTCTGCGCTTTCTTGTGTCAGGCTTATCTATTTTCGCTTTTGCCCAGCTCTCTTTATCCATGTAAGATTCTTCTGATGATTGTCTCCACATGTTGTAGTTTTTAACCAGGATTTCATTTATTGTTCCTGTCTCAAGCGCTACCTTCCTACGTTTTCGTAGGTAGTCTATCATCTTTTTACGTAGTGCTTTGACTTCAAGGATTGGATTTGATTTTATCCAGTTCTTTTCATCTGCGATTTCTTCTTCATTATCCTGCTCAGCAATGAATGCAAAGTATTCATCATTCTCAACTTCTTCATCCAAAAGTTTCTCAATATACGCATACTCGATTGTGTGCATTGGTACGTTTAAATCAAATCCAGCTGTTGAGATAATCAAAATCAATGGATTGTCTAGCTGACCTTGACCAGATTCGAGAAGCTCAATCATTTCATTAGTTTTAGATGCTGCGAATTCATCCAAGATACCAACATACGGTTCAAATCCATCGACTGCACCAGTTTCACGACTCAATGCACGTACGTAGCTTTCATCGTTCAAGTTACGAAGTTCATCTCTGACTATCTTTGTAGCCTTCCTGATATCCGCATTTTGATTTCTCAAAGCATCCAACTGCTTACGGATCATGTCGTAAGCAATACGTGCTTGTGAACGGTCATTCGCTGTACAAAACAACTGTCGACTCATTGCAGGGTTACGACCAAATAAAAACTCATATAAGGCAATACCTGCGACCAAGATTGTCTTACCATTCTTTCTAGCTAAACTAATTAAAGCTTTTTTGAATCGCCTGATAGATGTATCAGACTTCTTTCTCCAACCATATAGATTACTCAAGATAAATTTTTGAAATTCTGCCAGTGGATATGGTTTTCCAGTTTTGACATCAGGGAGCATTTCAATAAAATCTATCGGATTTTTTGCTTTGTCAGGTAGATAAACATACGGAAAGTCTTCATCATCCATACGCTTTAAATCTCTTAAATGGCGCTTACAAGCTTTAATAACTTTCTTACTAGCTATAATTTCACCGTTTACGACTTTTGAAGCGTATTGATAAGCTATATCTACCATTACTTCAACCCTCCTTTCTATCAAAATACAGACCGTGTAGGAATCGAACCCACGACTACAAGGTTGGAGCTTGCCATGTTACCTCTACACCAACAGCCTTAAATAAAAAAGAGGGAATCCCCTCTGATAAAAAATCATTTCATTTTTCCAACCATATTTATTGTCAATCCAGTAAGCTCGCCAGAATTCCAATCAATACTATAACTCGTTACTCCATCTAATAATTTTCCGTTTATTGCGATTCGTCCACCCTTTATTGAAAATTCATTTAACTCATAACGCTTTTTCTTCTTCAAATAATGTGGTCTATACTGCATCAGCCATCCTCCTAACTACCAAATTTATCGAAAATACTCTCTTTCTTTTCTTCTACTTGTGGCACGAATAACTTCATGCGACTATCAACTGTCAATCCTAATTGTGATGCTGCTTTCGTTAGATTGGTTGTCGCACGCTCTAAACTATATAGCATCTTATTAGGCAAAACTTTCCCACTATCTGTTTCAACTACATATCCCTCTTTCTGCAATCCACGAGATATTTCTTTATAGACTGCATACCAAGTACAGTATGTTTCTAATACCGCTCTATCAAGATTTCTAAGGGGTAGCTTTCTTAAATCTTCAATCACTCGCTTATATTCAGCTTTAGCGATTGGATCGAAATGTTTTGGTGGTGTTAATTGCAATGCATCAAAACCATCAGAAGCCTTTTCTTGTATGGTTTTTCTTGCAATCTTTTCTTCTTTCGTCAAATGCTTCTTATTGCTTTCGACAATCTTCATTTTTCGCCCCATATTACCCTCCTTTCTGCCGACCTCGAATTTTCAAAAAGGGAATTTTTCGCACAGAAGAGGGCGGCGTTCTAGAATCCGAACAATACCTACCCCCGTTCAAAACAAAAGGGGGTATTTCCGTACATTTTGCAGTGTATTTCCGACCGATTCGCCCTTTTGTATTCTGTTTTTGTTCGCTTTTTGATAACGTTTTTAATTATTTACTGCACAATCAATAAGAATACTTCTCTTTAATTGCTTTCTTATCATTACATTTCTTACAACTTGCTTGAAGATTACTTCTATCTAATCGTTTCGACCAGTCTTGCTTCACACTGATGATATGGTCGGTCATAGTAGCTTCTCCTCCACACATCGCACAAACATAGTCAGCTTCAAGTAATACTTGTTTACTTGTTCTCTTCCAGATTGTTGAGTTATAGAACTGCTTAACCTCTCTATCATACTTCCATCGATTACGATTGTAGTTTGTGTATTCCTCATTACGACTATCGTAGTCAACGGATGTTCGCCTGCCATTTAGAATTGTAAGTCTCTTTGGTTTCATCGCACTCCTTTTAAATAGAGATTAGAAAAAGCCAGCGTAAAGCTGACTGATTTTCATAAAGACTTTTTAAAATGCAAGGCGACTGCATAGCCCTGCGGAGAATCAATAGTATATTGTCTTTTTAAATTTATTTTTTGCAGTCTTAAAGGCGATGCTCGGAATCGAACCGAGATACAAAAAACTTGGAGAGCTTACCATTTTAAAATTAAAGAGATTATAGAACCTTTCATCGCCATAAAGGGCGTGATGCCCTTTGGTAAAAAATATATAGGAGTCTTTCAGCCTCTTGCTGATACTAACATAATATCACTTAATTAGTGCCATTTGGGTTCATTAGTGCCATTTTTTGATAGCGCTTCTTCTTATTCTCTTGATAGTGCTTCGACTACATCTGAGTTCTATCTGCACCTCTTTCCACGATAAGCCATCAATATACAGTAGTCGCATAACCATATTCTCAATAGGATCTTCTAAACTCTCAATCCAATCTATTATTCTTTTTCGTTCTTTATAAATTTTATTGATTTCCTCATAGAGTTCTCTTGTTCTATCGATTATTAGAATATTTATATCTTCAGTTCGATTATCAATCGATGGCGATTTAGGCATACCATTAAATGACTGACCTTTAACTATTCCTGAGTTAAGCTTGACAATTTCATTATGCAATGATCTAATTTTAATATCATCAAAAGGCAATTGCTTTAATCGTTTTTCAATGTCAGTCAATCTATCCCTCCCCGATTAATACATTCATAGGCAAATTGAAGTATGTCGCTACATCTTCCACTTGATACAAGTTAGGTCTTGCCTTGCATGTTTCCCATTTAAAAATATCTGATTGACTATATCCTAATATGTCACCTAGTTTTTCTTGTGATAATTTATTATCTTTGCGTTTTTGTTTTAGCATGAATGCAAATCTTTGTCTTTGTTTATCATTTAATCTTTGCTCGTAGTTCATCAGGCAAATCCTCCTCTTTCACGAATGAACCATCAATCCAACGACCTTTACGGTCTTTAATTTCTTGGTAAGCCAGTTCAAAACATTCCTCGAAGCTATAACCTAGCGATTTACTGATTGATTTTAAGTGACCGATTGAATGCGCTAAATTATATCGACATGTTTTCTTGCCGATTAAATCATGATTCAATTGAAAACTACTAATGTTAGCACTTAACCATTTAAAGGAATCCATCACATCTT